GTCCTGAAGGTTCTCTATTCGAGTCCCTATTGGACAATCCTGCGTGGTATCGGATGGAACAGAACTATGAGGGCAACCCCGCGCATACAGAAGCGTGGCGTGTGTCCAAACTTGCAGAGTTGGACGGTGATGAGGAAAGGTTCGCTCAGGAATATGCCTGTAGTCTGAACAAAGCCTCGATGAACAAGTCTGTCATTCCTCTCGCTTCCATTCTTGCCGCTATGGGTCGCGTTCACACTGGAACTGATTTGCCTCATGTTCTCGGAGTCGACGTCGCCAGATTCGGGTCCGACAACAGCGTTATAACTGTTCGACACGGTAATGCGGTCATCAGTCAAGAGAGTATTCATGGTATGGATTTAATGACCTTGGCAAAGCGCGTACGTGATGTTGCAGCAGAAGATATGAGCGAGGCTGTGAACGTCGATGTGATTGGGATAGGCGCTGGGGTAGTCGACGCGCTCAATGACATGGGTGTTCAAGGCGTCAACGGTGTGAATGTGGCAGAACAGGCTTGGGACTCTGAGAAGTTTGCGAATAGGAAAGCCGAATTGTACTGGGGTCTCAGAGATCGCTTTCTCAATGACGATATCTGCATTCCTGATGATCAAGACTTGAAGCGAGAGTTGATGGTGACGTTTGATTATACCATCACTGGAAAAATCTGCATCCAAAGTAAGGACCGCGTCAAAGAGACGCTGGGCAGGTCCCCCGACAGAGCCGAATCCCTGATGCTCGCTTTCACGCCAAGCATGTGTGTGGTCGCCTAAGATGCCAACGGGAATATACGTACGGACAGAAGCGCAGAAGAGGAACATTTCTGCTGGCATGATGGGAAACCAAAACCGCCTTGGGGGTCACGTTTCAGATGAAACCAAAGCAAAGATTTCTGCGACAATGGCGGGCGTATCCAAGTCCGATGAGACAAGGGGGCACATGTCAATTGCTCAAGTGGGGCACCCAGTATCCCTTGACGCTCGTGCAAACATGTCTATGGCACAGAGAGGGAACACAAACAGGCGGGGCCGCCACCTTGTTTACTCAGAAGAAACTTGGGCAAGGTTGTCCGCTGCCCACATGGGTTTAGGTTGGAAGGGCGGTCCAATGGCATTTAGGCGCAGGTCTAAGGCTAAGCGCCGCTTGCTCGGGTTTGTTCCATTGAATGAGTGCTTTGTTGGTTGCGAAGGGCATCACATTGACAACGAACGGGTCATCAATATGCCTCACGCTCTGCATCGTAGCGTTTACCATAATCAGCATACTGGACAGGGCATGGCAAAGATTAACGCGATTGCCTACAACTTCCTTTTCAAGCAGGAAGTAGAAGAGGCATTGGAGGCAAGACGTGGCTAATTGGTTATCTAGAACATTCGGACGCAAGGACGGTGTGCCATTTAACACAGCCATGGCCGATGTTATGAGCGTCCTTTACCCTGACAAGGGGCAGATGTTGGTCACCGATGCCCGCACCGCAGTCGACAAGAGCGTGTGGATCCTGAGAGCGGTTTCTACAGTTGCGACCCGGATAGGCTCCCTGCCTTGGCATTTGATGAACGGCGACAAGGTAGTGGAAGGCAAGTCAGCAGTCTTGACTAGGCCCTCACCAAACCAGACTGGAACTGAATTCGTGGAAAGAATCATCGCCTGGGAATTGTTACAGGGTACGGGTATGGTTTACGTCGAGGTTCCCGCCATCAAGGGTCTCACCGTCCTCGATGCTGACATGATCCTCATTGACAAGGGCGGCAACATCAATTACCGCGAGCCGGGATTGAACGGGCAATACTCCGATAGACAGTTACTGAAATCCAACATTGTGCTGTTCCCGAACTTCAGCATCACGGGTCAGCTCGGTCTCTCTGAACTACGTCCCATTCTTGACACCGCCAACATGGATGAAGGCGCCAAGCAAGTTTGGAATAGCCAGATGAGTTCAGGCGGTGCTTTGGCCGGACTGATGACGACCGATTTCAAGTTGACTGGACCCGAACTCATGGCGGCTAAGAAGGCATGGGAGGAAAAGTATTCGGGTATCCAGAAAGCGGGCGGCATTGGCTGGCTTTCTGCTGGTTACCACTTTGAGAAACTGGGCATAAGCGCAGCCGATCTGAAACTGTTGGAAGTCAGCAAGGTTACCCGTGAGGAAATAGGCGCGGCATTTGGCGTACCTGGTGTGTTTTTGAATGATACGCAAAGCGTGGACTACAGCAACGCGCAGACACAAGAGCGCATCCTCTACTCGAATACGATTATCCCCAAGGCCGACAGACTGGCGGACCGGATTACTACGTTCCTGCTGCCGCTACTGCCAGGACTTAAGGGGTTGACGTTCAAGTTTGACTACTCGGGCATTGAGTGTCTACAAGCAAACAGGCTAGAGCGGGCGCAGAGTGATGAGATAGAGTTCCGCTCGGGCAAACTGACCATCAACGAGGCGCGGATACGGGATGGGCTGAAGAAGGTTGCATGGGGAGATGTGTTCTGGTGCAGCGCGATGCTTGTTCCAATTTCAACATCCGACTTGCCAGAGCCGCCCCCACCTGTTGCACCTCCTGCAACTACTGAACCTGTTGTGCCACCTGAGGGCGATTCTGTGCCCGTGGCTGAGCCAAAGGGTATCAAGGCGTTGCATAGCCCGGAAGCGCGTAAGCTCATCGCCAAGGCGTTCATTGCCAAGACTGCCCCACAGGAGAAAAAGTTTGCACAGGCAACGATGAAGGCGTTCAACAAGCAAGCCAAGGTTGTTGAATCATGGGTGGCAGATGGAGCTAAGGCGGTTGCAACTAAGCCCCTTCGCGCACTGCTTGATGATTCAGATTTTGTGGATAACTGGCACTCACTGTTCGTGGCGTTCGGCATGCAATCTGCTGAAGAAGTTGCTGCTCGCTACTCCATGGCCGTTCCTGATGGTTCAGCAATCCTTAAGTGGATTCGAGCGCAGGAAAGCAAGCAATCCAAGCTTGTTAACCAGACAACTGCCGATGAAATCTCGCAGATATTGGCAGACGCGAGAGCCAATGGAGCCTCGATTCCAGATATGGTCAAGGCTACGAAGGGCTACTTCGACAATATCGCCTATCGTGCCGAGCGAGTTGCCCGCACAAATGTCATAGCAGCCAACAATGCTGCTGCCCAGGATGTGTATACGGAAAACGGCGTTAAGCAGCATGAATGGCTTTCAACAAACGACAGCCGTGTGCGCGATGATCATGCCGAAGCAGATGGGCAAGTTGTTGGAGTAGATGAACCGTTTAACGTGGGGGGCGAATCCCTAATGTATCCAGGCGACCCCGCTGGAAGCGCAGATGAAACAATTAACTGTCGCTGTACGATTTTACCTGTGATCTAGGAGGCTAGTCATGGACGCAACGAAGATGAAGCGCATATTCTATCCAGTAATCAAAGGTGAGACGATTGGCAATATCGCGTCTGCCACAATCACCACAAATGATACGGATAGACAGAATGAAATCATGGAACCCGATGGAATGAGCATCACCAATTACATGGGCAATCCCGTTGTGCAGTATGGTCACGCCTATCAGGGCGCAGAGTCTATTCCCGTTGGACGCGCAATATCCCTAGAGATTGTCCACGAAGGTGACCACAAGGCAATCAGGGCACAATGGGAGTGGCAACAAGATGATGTGACCCCGTTGATTACCGCTGTCAAAAAGTCATGGGAGCGTGGATTTCTGAACACTGTCTCTGTTGGCTTCCTGGCAAACGAGTATCAAGACAACACGATTGCCAAGTCTGAGCTATTGGAGTTCAGCATTGTTCCCGTGCCCGCTAACCCTATGGCCCTGCGTCTCAATGGATTCACTGATGCAGAGGTCAAGGCGCTCGGGGTTGATGTGACACCCGAAACCCTGATTGCCGACCTTGAAGTCTTAGTTACGACTAAGGAGGGGCGTGTGTTGTCCAGCAAGAACTATGAGCTGATTACTAACGCCATTGATGCGCTTACTGCGCTACGTGAAGCAGCTACGACTGAGCCGAAAGCTGAATCATGGCTGGAAATGTTGCATAAGGCGCTAGGGGCATAAATAACGATGGGGCATGTTGCGTGGAATAAGGGGATTCCGATGTCGGAGTCTGTTCGGGCCGCGCTACTGAAGGCAAATCGTGGTCGTTCGCTTTCAGAGGAACACAAGGCAAAACTGTCTGCGATTAGTAGCGCCGCATCTCCTGAAACTCGCGCAAAGATTTCTGCGGGCCTGATGGGGCACAAGATGTCTGACGTAAACAAGGCCGCATTATTGAAGTCTCACCTCGGGCTTAAGCAGTCCCCTGAATGGTGCGCTAACAAGGCCGCGTCAATTACCGGTCCGCTTAGCCACAACTGGAAGGGCGGGGTTACTCCTCAAAAAGAGCTTATTCGGGCAAGCGCCCCTTATGCAAATTGGCGCACTGCCGTGTTTGAGCGTGACGATTTCACTTGTGCAATTTGTGGTGAGCGTGGCAAGAAGTTGCAAGCGCATCACATGGACTGCTTTGCAGATTTTCCAGAAAGACGATTGGACGTGGATAACGGTATCACGTTCTGTGTGGACTGCCACAAACAATTCCATCTTCAGTATGGAACAAGACACAATCGCCGGTGGCAGGCCGATGAGTTTGTGCTAGAGGCATTGAGCAAGAGTACGTCAGGAGACGTGCAGCCCGGGCCGATAGACGATTTACTCGCAACGTTAGAAGTCTATCAAGTGACCTGAGGAGGTCTGAAGTGACTGAGCAAGAGAAAGCAATGCAACAGGATATTATCGACGGGGTGGCAGAGAAGCTGGTAAAAGAAGGCTCCTTTGCAACTCGTGATCAGCTTCACACTGATTTAATGGACGCCATGAAGTCTGTAACCATTACCCCCGATCTTAGCGCAAACGGGGAACTGACCCCGAAGCAGGAAGCGGAAGGCAAGGCCGCATGGTACAGACAGTGTCTCGGTAAGGGTCTCCCTTGGGAAGCTAAGGCCTGGACTAGCGCAACATCTGGCGCTGCTGCCGAGCTGATTCCGACGGTTGTCGCAAACAGTCTTGTGTTGAAGTTGGACAATACGCCCTTCCGCCGGTCCGTAACGCAGTATCCGTACAGCCCGAAGGGAACGATTCTGGCAGAATCAACACTGCCGCTGGCCTACCGTATGCTTGCTGGTAAGCCCGTTCCTGAAGCGACCCCGACGCTTTTGCCAATTGAATATTCCACTTCTGGCATCATGGCATGGATGGGAATCGACAACGACCTCATTCGCAATGCCACGATTCGCACCATCCCCTATATTGAGGATGCCCTTGTTCGCGCCATTGCTCGCAGGGAGACCTATGAGTGGACGCTTGGTATTCATGGCGGGGCTACGTTCGAAATGACCGGCATGGTTGGACGCGCGACTGCCGTTGATATGGTTGCAACGCATGACACTCTCGCGGAAGTTACCAAAGCCGACCTGCTCAAGTTGTTCTGGTCGCTTGATGGCATGTACGCTGATGGTGGCGTACTGATTGCGCCCAATTCATTCCTGGCACAGATCGCTCTTCTGAACGATCCTCTCGTTGCTGGCGGAATGAACTATTTTGACATCGGCACCATGAAGTTCTTCGGTGGAATCGATGTGATTCGTATGCCCGAGAGCTGCTTTGACTCACCCGCGGATGGCAAGGTTGCCGCGTACTTTGGTGATCCTAAGGCCTACTACCTCTTTAGCGATGGACCTATCCAGATTGCCACGACCGATGTTGGCAAGACTGCGATGACGATGGATCAGACGTATGTTGCCGCGAAGGTCTACACAGACGGCAATCTGATTCAGCCGCTTTCAATGTATGCATTGAAGTACAACACAGCCTAGCAACCGACGCACTATCGGGGGCTGGAAACGGCCCCCATTTGAGGTGAACTTTGAAGTACAGAGTTACAGCAAAGATGCCAACAAATGCAGAAGGGTTCAAGGCTGGGGACGTCATTGAGTACGACCCCGAGGTTGCCGTCCTTCTGATTGCCAAAGGCTACATAGAACAACTGGATATTGAAGAGAGCAAGAGCGATAAACAGTTGCGTCATTACAATCACAAGGCATAAGGAGGGTGTCGATATGAAGCCTGGGGGCCATATGTCTGATGAAACTCGGGCAAAGATTTCTGCGACACTTATGGGACGACCTGCGTGGAATAAGGGCGTGTCGCCATCCGAAGAAACTAGAGCAAAAATGTCTATAGCTAGGATGGGGAATACAAATGGCCTCGGGGCATATCGTTCAGAAGAGACTCGCGCAAAGATATCTATTGCGATGAAGGGGCGCATTGCGTCTCCCGAAACGCGGGCAAAAGAGTCTGAGGCATGGGAACATCGTTTGCCCGTATCAACCGAGACGCGAGCAAAAGAGTCTGCGGCTCAAAAGGGGCACGTCATGGCCGAATCTACTCGGATTGCATTGCTTAATGCGAATCTTGGCAGCCACCCCTCCGCTGAGACGCGCGCTAAATTGTCTAAGTTCCATAAGGGGCTGCCCTCGGGATCATTAAGTCTCAGGTGGAAAGGCGGTCAGGCGGTAACGCGCCGAAAGTTCAAGGCTAAACGTCGCACCCTTGGTTTTGTGCCACTGAATACATACTTTGAGGGGTGCGAAGCCCACCACCTTGACCATGACCGCATTGTCTATATTCCGAGAGATTTGCATCGCAGCATCCGACACAATCAATGGACTGGCAAGAATATGGAACAGATCAACGCGCTTGCGTTGTCTTTTATAGGAGGGGTCAATGCCTAGCGCTTTGAAGGCCATAACTTCATTCCAGTTTGCGGGTCTGACCCCGACCGTCACGGGTGTGGTCAACGAGGTCACGCATACCGTAGCGCTGACGGTACCGTATGGCGTACCCGTGACGGCATTTGTTCCAACGATTACGATTTCAGCTCTTGCTTCTATCGCGCCCACATCGGGTACGGCTGGGGATTTCACTTCCCCCATTGTTTACATGGTAATGGCTGAGGACGCTTCGACACAGCAATACACGGTGACGGTTATTACGTCATTGACCCTGCTGAAGCAGTACCTTCAACTTGCCGAAAATGATGTGAGCCGGGATTCGCTTCTGCAATCCATGTGGGATGATGCGCTCATAACTATTGAAAATGAGCTGAACTACGAGGTCACAAACCATGCGGTTACATATCAGATAGTAGGAAACACGATTATCCCCTTTCCCGAACCCGTCTATTCCGGTTTGATGGTCAAGTATCGCAACGACCTTACTGATACGGATGGTACCTATGACACAACGCTCACGCCATGGATTGACTATTATGTGTATCCGCGGCATATCGAACTGCTGACCTCGCGTTGTTCCGACCCTCGCATTATTCTTACTTATGTTGGTGGCTGGCCTACCCTCCCCGCTACGATTGAGAATGCCGCAAGAATGCTTGTGGCATATCAACTTCAACTGGTTACGACAGCACAGCCTGGAACATTCATCGACAAGCGCATACCTGCTGATGTAGCAGCAATCCTGCGGCCCTATCTTCCTTTTACACTCCCATGAGACTCGGAAGCCATTTAACGATTGAGCAGAAAGCAAAAGATTCTGCCTCCTTAATGGGGCGCGTTGTTTCTGCTGAAACACGGGCGAAGATATCCGCGGCCCACAAGGGAAAGCCGGGTCATCCTATGCCAGATTCTACTCGACAGGCGCTATCGAAAGCAAACACGGGGCTTCATCCGGGGGTTGAAACTAGGGCGAAAATTGGATTGGGACACAGGGGAATATCGTTTTCGATAGAGCATCGCATCGCCCTTTCTGCCAATCACCGGGACGTGCGTGGCGAATTGAATCCCGCATGGAGGGGGGGGATTGCTCCAGAATTGATGCTAATCCGAACTAGCGACGTCTATTCTTCTTGGCGAACGGCGGTATTTACTCGCGATGCCTTTACTTGCCAGAAATGCAACAACGAGGGTGGGATATTGCGAGTGCATCACATGGATTCTTTTGCTGACATCCCCGAGAGGCGTATGGATATTGATAACGGGATTACGCTTTGCAACAATTGTCATAAAGAGTTTCATCACATATATGGCGTCCGACACAATCGCCAGTGGCAGACTGATGAATTCTTAAGCGAGGCATTATCATGAGCAAGATTTGGGATCCGCTCTCACCCCCAGCCCTTCCGGGGGTTGTCTGGACAAAGGGCGACAAAGGAGATAAGGGAGACACCGGGGCAGCCGGTGCGGACGGCAATCTTACGGGTCCAGTAGGCCCCACAGGTGCTACGGGTTCGCAAGGCTTAACTGGTGCTCAGGGGGAGACTGGTTCGCAGGGTATTCAGGGGGCTACGGGTGCACAAGGACCAACTGGCCCTCAGGGTACTCAGGGCATTCAAGGCAATACGGGTTCCGCTGGTTCTACTGGCGCAGCGGGGACTGTTGGTTCCAAGGGTGATACTGGAACTGCGGGGGCTGCTGGCGCTAAAGGTGACACCGGCAACACGGGTGCAACTGGCGCAGATTCGACGGTCGTAGGTCCTAAGGGAGATACAGGAATAACCGGTAACACCGGTGCAGCAGGTGCCGATGGCGATGCGTTTGTCTACGCTGATTTTACGGAGGGGCAACTTGCCGCTCTTGTTGGGCCGCAAGGTGAACAGGGGATCCAGGGCAACGCTGGTACAGCAGGGCAGAATGGCACAGCAGGAGCCACGGGAGACACGGGCAGCATTGGGGCAACGGGTTCGCAAGGTATTCAAGGTGAGACCGGCGCAACTGGTTCGACTGGAGCAGCGGGTGCAGACTCTACCGTTGCGGGTCCACAAGGGATTCAAGGTACAACGGGGGCTACTGGAGCTGCCGGCGCAAAAGGCGACACTGGAACAACTGGCACTGCCGGTGCTGATTCAATCGTAGCCGGACCAAAGGGAGACACTGGGGACACCGGTGCTGCTGGAACAACGACATGGGCCGGTATTACCGACAAGCCAACGCTTGGTACTGCTGCCGCCCTGAACGTGGACGCGGATATTGCAACCCTTGTCCTACCCGCAAGTACGACCATTTCTGCTGCGGGAGCAGAACTTATCAACGATGCTAACGCTGCGGCACAACTGGCAACTCTCGGGGCTGCGGCATCGGCATCCATTACGAACGTCGATAATACTTCCGATGCCACAAAGAACGCAGCAACCGTGACGGTAACGAACCATAGGTTTACACGGCGAGTAGATGTGCAAGCAACGACAGACACAATTACCCCCGAGATTTCAACCTATGACATCTTCATTCGGACAGCACAGGCGCATGCCTTAGTCATCAACAACCACTCATCGAGCACGCCCGTTAATGGCGACATGATGTTGTTCGAGATTCTAAGCGATGCCACACCGCGAGCAGTAACCTATGGAAATCTGTATGTTGCCAAAGCGGGCGTGGCACTTCCCTCAATCACGGTAGCCAGCAAGAACTTGACCATGCTGTTCATTTGGCGCGTCGACCTGACGAAGTGGAATCTCTTGTCGGCAGGACAGGAAGCATAAATGGCACAGAGCGGCGATTATACCTATACGCAATCTGGCGGTAACGCCACCATCACGGCTTATACGGGGGCGGGCGGCGCTATAACAATCCCATCAACGCTAGATACGTATCCGGTTGTTGCTATCGGGACTACTGCGTTCTACGGTAAGACTCCGACCAGCGTAATTATCCCGAATAGCGTAACCAGTATTGGCAGCATGGCATTCTATCATATTGTGGGATTGACTAGCGTGACTATTGGGAATGGCGTAGTTAGTATTGGAGCTAGTGCATTCGAGGGTTGTTCAGGACTGACCAGTGTGACTATCGGGAGTGGCGTAACCAGCATTGGAGCTGATGCGTTCCATGATTGTACTGTGCTGACCGGCTTAATCATTCCCAATAGCGTGACCAGCATTGGCGGTAGTGCATTTGCTAGTTGTACGTCTCTAACCGCTTTGTCCATCCCCAACAGCGTAACCAGCATTGGGAATACTGCTTTCTATAATTGTACGGGACTGACTACTGTAATCATCGGGAGCGGCGTTACCAGTATTGGCAATAATGTGTTTCTGGATTGTTCCGCACTGGTAACGGCACACTTCCACGGAAATGCCCCTGCGACGTGGGGGACTACCGTGTTCTCTGGTGTTCATGCTGGCTTTGTCATCTATTACTATACAGGAGCAACTGGGTGGACAAATCCGTTCAATACCTATACGACAGCAGCCGAAAGTCCACCGGTAACAGTCAAACCGAACTTCATTCCATTTTTTTGGGCATAATGTGTTTTAGGAGGAACAACATGAGCATGAAAACGACATCTTCATCTGGCGCACATAGCCATACCATTGATATTGTTGCTACCGATTTGTCAGGGATTCAAGGACAAATCACTGCCCTAGATACTCGCATTAAGGCATTGGAATCATCTAAGCCTGCCGCTCCTGCACCAATTCTTGCACCAGTTCCTGCACCGACGACGCCCACTCAACGCATCGTTTCCTTCACATCGGGCCAGACCATCAGTGCTTTCATGACCCTTCTTGCTGATGAATCCGTTGACGTGATTGAGATGGCGGCGGGGACGTATCATTTTCCCTACACGGTTATCAACATCAACCGGACGCGGCTCGTCGTGGTACGGCCAAAAATAGGTGCTGTGGTGATTCTGTCGGGTTCAGTTAGCGGGAGGGATCCTCAATTCGGCTTTGGTTTCGATAACCCAGCTGGCAACATCACGATGCAGAATCTCATCTTCGACGGATACATCCTTGGTCAGCAGGGCATCATCCAAGCCTTCAACTGTCACGACATCACTCTCAATGATATGGTCGTTCGCAACAGCCGTTGCAACCCGGCAATTTCTCCGCCGAATAGCTCTATAGCGATTTACATAACGTCCACTAAGACCGTGTTTGTAACAAACTTTACGGCCAATCGCTGGACTGTCGAGGCTACTGACCGTCAAATGTCGGCCCTCCAGGTCTACGGAGGGAACAACGTCACTGCTATCGGCTGGGTCGTGTCAAACGCTTGCTTCGCAGTCTATGCTAGTGGAAGTGGGAGAGGCCCACTCACTAACCTCATTCTTGATGGTTGGAAAATCAGCAACACGGGTTCCCCTACATGGGGGTTCGCCAACATATCGGTCGCTGCCGAATATTCCACGGGCAAGGTCAGCAACATGCACGCCACTGCATCAGGGGGACTTGCTATCGTGGGCACTCCGCAGCTGATTGATGGCGGCGGGAATACTTGGGCGTAGGAGAGCCATGATTAACGTAGAGATTTCGGGAATGGCAGAACTGAACAAGGTATTGCAGGGTATGGCAAAGGAATATCCCAATGCCGTCTATCGTGGCTGTGTTGATACTGGCCTGCGGATTGAGCGGGAAGCCAAGCAGTTTGAGACGCGCATTGACACGAACAACCTCCGATCCTCCATTGCAACACATCCCGATAAGGAAAACAAGACGGTTACGGTGACGGCTGGCGGGTCTGCTGGTACGGGCGAAGGGCAGACAGAGGACGTGAACTATGCAGTCTATCAAGAGTTTGGCACTCGCTATATTGAGCCGCTCTTGTTTATGACCCGTGCCGCAGAGGTTGGCTTTCGTGCTATGCCCGACTTCATTGCCAAGTATCTCAATGAGGTAAAGAAATGACTGACCTCGTTGACGCCGTTATCGTTGAACTGAAGAAGTTTCCCCTTGTGTTTGCCTCTCGCGTTTATAGGGGTTGGCCGCCCGTTACGTCACCCATGCCTGATTGTGGTGTTATGGCAACGATTGACGGTGAACGGGGCATAGATCATAACTTGGCGTCATGGCACGTCCAGGTTGATTCGTGGGCAAAGTCCACTACTGACCTAGTGGCGGTTGAAGCTGCAATACGTGTTGTCGCTAATAAATATGGTTCGGTCGTACATCACCGCGAGATTCCAGAGAGCGGAAACACCCACGTTGTGAGCACATTTGATGCTCTCGGAGGCTTCTAGTGGCAATTACCAATATGATTGAGAAAATCGCAGTCGCACGCATAGTCGATTGCGAGATCAAAGTTTACGTTGCAGGAACCGCAACAACCCTCATCGACATTGCAGAAGTGAGCGACGTCAAGGCTTCGGTTTCATGGAGCTCTGCGCAAGCAAGGGGCGATGGTTCCACGTTTGCAGTTTCATCGAAGCTGGACAAGGCCGACATTACTTTTGGCACCATGTGTTTATCTAAGGCCCTTCTGTCTGCCCTGACTGGGGATACTCTGTCAACCCCAAGCGCAACGACTGAAACGTCCAACTACAATGTGGCAAGCGTTCCCCCCTATTTCAGCTTTGAGGTCCAGTCAACAGACATTACCGGACTTGAAACAGTCGATGCTACGAATGGATTGCCTGCGGATGTTCACGTGAACTTCGGCAAGTGCAAGATCACGAAGATCGACAACATCCTCCCGACCGAAGATGGGTTTGCAACGATCTCCGTTACAGCTGTAGCAATTCCTGATTCAACCGGTCTCTTGTTCAAGATTGTTGCGAACGTTGCCGCAACTGCGATTGCATAACCCATGACCATCGACGAATACAAGCATAGAACTATTGAGCTGACATTCCCCTCGGGGCTGGTATTGACCGTCCAGCCCCCGAAGGCTAAGGCGATGCTGGACGCCTCCAATGCCTCAGTTAGTCCTGTTGAAGTTATGGCAGGATTGTTGAAGCTGGTAGAGGCGGGATTTCCAGCCGACTTTACCCTTGATGACATCTCTGAGCCGAAAGATTGGGCATACCTCCAGGAGTGGGTAGCTCGTTTTTTCGCGGAGATGTTCCCTTCCCAATCAACGAGAGTATCGAAAAGCTCCTCAAAGACCGTTACGCCAGCACAGGTAGATGGCCCCACGACTTCCTAGATATTGATTTTGACCAATGGGGTTTTGACTTAGCCGTATTGGGAAGTTCAAGCGAAAAGCAATCGGCAACAGCGTTCCGAGATGAGGCTATTAAGAGAATGAAAGCGAGGCGATAATGGATCTCCAACAGTTGGTCTTACGCATAGGTGGCGACAGTAAGGGCGCCGAATCGGCACTGGGCAATGTCGGGACCGCCACTAATAAGCTGGGCGGTATCATCAAGACCATTATCGCCGGTGCTGCTGTTGCTGCCATGGTCAAGTGGACAGAAGTAACCATTAACCTCGGGATTGAAGCAGAAAAGGCCGCTGCACTGTTAGATGCTACCATGAAGCATACCTTGAATTCCACGAATGAGCAGGTTGCCGCTTGCAAGAGTTGGGCAGAGAATCAGGAAAAGGTCAACCATTTCGATGCTGAAGAGCTTATGGCACAGCTTGACAAGGGTATCGTCAAGTATGGTGATCTTGGTACTGCTCAGGTTGCCGTATCTGCCGCCCAGGAAGTGGCAAGGCTTAAGGGTATTGATGTTGCCTCTGCCTACTCTCTTGTTGAACAAGCGTCAAATGGTATGGCGCGGTCTCTGAAACAGTTTGGTATTGAAGCCAAAGCGGGAACCTCGCAGTTGGGGTACCTTCAACAGATTCTAGATAAGACAAGTGGTTCAACTGAGGCTTACAACAAGACCACGGCGGGCATGATCGGCGCGATGAAGCAGTCCTATGAGGTCATGCGCGAAACACTAGGGCAAGCATTACTTCCCCTTGTGAATACGCTCATGACGCAATTGAGTCCGATCATTGAGAACTTGACCCAATACATCATCAACAACATGCCACAAATACAGAGCGCCATTGCGAAGGCATGTGATGGTATTGGCGAGGCGTTCAAGGTTGCCGGGGAAGTTATTAGGCTCGTTGCCAATGACATTAATTGGATTATTGCCAATGCTGGCATTGCTATTAACTGGATCAACAAAACCCGTGTAGCGAACGAGACAAGAGCTGCGACAAATGCGTCTGCTGGCGAGGACTTCAATCTCACGGGTATGCTTACCCCGAACCCTGGCACAAATAGCGTTGGAACGCTATTGAATATTGCTGGCGGCAGGGGAACAACTAATAGGGGCGTTGTTGGTAGTCTCTCTGATGTTGCGGCGGGAATCGTGAAGGTAAAAGACGCCTACGCTGGCGCGGGAGTAGCGGCGGTTGACTCGGGCATTGCTGCAACTAAGGCAAGTACTGCTGGGGCATCTGCAGCCAAGACAGCAAGCACTGCTATTGCCGATGCTGCTAAAGCCGCTGCTCAGAAGGTTGCCGATACTGCCAAGGCAACTGCTGAAGCAATCAAGCAAGCGCGACAGGCCATCTCTGATAAGATTTACACTCTCACTCACACAGATCAGCAGAATGAGCAACGTGCCCTCGATGTGGAATATGCCGCAAATCTTGTAGCAAGCAAAGACAAGCTGGCGTCAAAGACCCTCTATACCAATGAATGCAATGCCCTCTTGAAGAAATATGCGGACCTGGCGAAAACAAAAGAAGAAGAGCAGACTTCCAAAGTACAAGCCGAACTGGACAAGCGTCTGGCGGCACAACAGCGGTACAATGACGCCGTTGCCAGCGCTACGCAATCGCTCATGGATCAGATTTTTAACGCGACTCATAACGAGCAACAGAAAGAGGCGATGGACATTGCGCAGCAAGCAGCGACCTCCCTTGCGTCTGGCGTAGCCCCCTCGTTGATAAACAAATACGTGTCCACGATGTCAAACGGAATGCAGTCGAACGCAGGTCCAGAAACGTTGTCTGAGGCAAGTGCCGCCGTAGGTCAATATCTGTCCGGCCCCCTGAAAAAGCTCAATGACGGCATTGTGACCCTTACTGCCGCCGTGACACAGGTTGCACCTGGGGTTGGGAGCGTAATTAATGGTATGGGCAGGGGGAGCTATACGCCATGAGCATCATAGTTAAATACTCTACTGGCAGTACCTATACTGTTGTTGCGAACAAGGTGGACATCGAAAAGGTACAGGACCTGGACGGGCAGTTCCATGTACCCTATACCTCAATCGTAGGCATGATGCGGCTGGGACTGGGAGTCCAGAAGATCACGGTATCAGGTGACGCTCTAGACATGTCGGCCTGTCTCTGGCATGATGTGGTTGCGATCTCGTTCGACAGCGGGACCTCATATCAGACGGTGTACTTTTCAGGCGTTCCCTACGCCTCAGATTGTTGGTCCGGTATCTATCCATACATCCTTTCGCTGCTTGCCTCTCCCTTACGCGAGGGCGCGGCGGTCCGTTACCCCACAACCGGCTACAAATGGGGTAATCAGTCCATCACCGGAATCAGTCAGGCCGGTAACGTCAACGCCTATCCGATTATCCACTACCTTGCCCCTTTGTTTTACGCTCCTTTGTCGAATACCCCGATAGACTTTGCCGGTCAAGCCGTCACCTTTACGCGTTCTGCCGCTAAAGACCATGCCGGTGTGACCTATCCTGCCAATACTCCAATCTTCGATTCCGGCCTCTACCTTGGCAGCGATACCGCACAGGACGTGGCAACGTGGACACCGCCCGCTAGTACCCTGCGGACGGTAGCAATGCAAATCAAGCAGACACGGCCCATAACGTTGACCAACCTTATTACGAACGGAGACTTTGAGACCAATACAACGGGATGGTATTGCCCCGATACAACGACAAGAACCACTGTTTCTCCGCTTGCTGGTACCGCGTCTGCTAAATCCGTAGCCGCTGGGAACGCTGGAACGATGGACTGGGCTGGCGCCACGTTAATTTCGGGTCACACCTATTATTTTTCGGGTCTGGCAAAAACAACCGCCGCCGCGGGACGCAAGATGAAAATATATGCAGCCGTGGGCGGCGCAGCCCAAAATGGGGCTTTGGTGGACTGTTCTGTGGCAGCCCATACAGTGCCTATGACCTTTGTTGCCGCAGCAACGAGTGGAGACCTAGTATTTCAGATGGATAGTAATGTTGCCGGTGAATACTTCCTTCTGGATTCCGTTGTTTTGTATGACTTGACTGCCGCGTTTGGTGGGAACAGTGTCTATATTTGGTCATCGGCAAACAACACACTACGGCTTGATTTTGCCTACAACTGCCTCACGTGGACTGACGCGACTACGAATGTCAGCGTTGTTTTTCCCATCTATGTATGGTTGTTGGGCCAAGTATACGGACAAATATTGGATGTAGTGGTGATAGAAGATACCTCTCATGCCGTCACCATAGCGGTGCATCCTGATGGCGGTTCGTGGACATCTGCAACTGGAACACTTGCAGCGCTTACGTGGCCGCAACTGACACTAGGGCCGTTGGAAGGCAGTCTAGCGAACCTCATCCAGTATCCATATGTGCTGACGAGTGCAGAATACCAGGCCCTAGTCTACTCCTCATTGTCGCTGCTCTACAATACCCTATACGTCGGCAACAGGTACGCGGGAGAAATCGTAAAAGGCTCGGACAAGCGACTTGTCAATGCCAATGGCAGCGACATCTCGGCACTCCTAGGCGGTGTGGACATCCCGATTGGATCTAGTGCGGTAACCATTGTGCAGAGTCAAGGCTTGTCGGCTCGCTGGTATGTGGAACTGAAGAGGACAGACGTATGACCTTGACCCTCACGGCTTCGCAGAATAGAGAGCGTTGCACGGTCACGCTTACCGTGGCCTCTGCTGTCAGTCTGCCCTCTGCCCTTATCGTTGTGGACGGCAAGGCATACACTGGAATCTGGACATCTGGCTCCTACGTTTTCAGCTATGACCTTGCCCTCGAGCGCGGCCCGCACATCATCTACGCTCAGGCGACTGATTCAGTTGGAACGGTCTCAACAAGCCCTATCACGTATGTCATGGCCTACGAGCTATCTGAGTATGGGATAGACGTGTATTCAGGCGACGCCAAGCTGGACGCCATTGAGCCGGTGCTGCATGATGAACTGTTCCCGGCTCTCCCTACGTTGAACTTTTCCTGTGCGGCACTCCTGTCTGGCATCATCCAAGCCGTTATCCGAGAACGCGGCCTGAGACAATATCAGTTCGAGATTGCCACGGTCGCCATATCCGGCCCGTTCTATGTCTACACCTGCAAGGCAGCTGAGTCGTATGCCATGACCTCCGCAATCATGGCACTCCAAACGGCGTACGGCTCGACGGCAAACGCTATCTCGTTACTGGTTCCCTCGCTGAATATCGTGGGAGCGGACCTGCTGGCACAGACGACCTACCCGCAACTGTACGTGAACATCACGCCAACAGAGGTCATCAAGCAACTACTCATCCAGTCATTGGCACAGGCATCGGTTCGCAACGGAAATTTGTACGTGTTCCCGCTGGATGTGAGCGGTCAGACACCTGACTACCACATGCAACGGTTGGACAAGCTCACGGGCTGGCAGCGAGACGCAGATACCTTTGATGCGGTTATCGCTCATTACATCGTGAAGCAGTATCCGACACCCGACACTTTCATGACCCTTCATGATGCTGCAAACTGGTATGGTACGGTGACAGACGTGACGCAGGTGGACCCGACATTGCTACGCCCGCCATCAGGTGCGTTGGGTATGTTGAAATCAGTAGGGGATTGCCACAGAGAAGGATTGAGCGCAGCATTCAAGTTGTTTGACCGGGTACGGTTCAATTGGTGCCCCCCCGATGTCGGCGCAACCGTCACCGTCTCGCTTCAACAGGACGCTTCAAACAAGCTGGAACTGACGCATACATTCGCCGGAGAGTCGGGCGCGGGCTTCATCCTCGAGGATGGCACAGCTACAACTGATACCCTCACGAAAGATATCACACTATCTCCGGCTCAGCATGTCACAACCGTGGAAGGGACGACGACCGGCGCATGCTCCTATCGTGTTATCCTGTTAAACGCCGCTGGTGCTCCTATTTGGCAAGACACTTCTGCTCCTACATTTGGGAATGTGTTCAAGGCAAATGTTCCAACATGGATATCGCAGTCCGACTACTATCGAGCCACAACAGTGCGCATTGAGTTTACGAACCTGTACCCCATTGCTGCGAACTACGGCGTCCAAGTCATTACCTGCGACATCACCGTGCAGACATACAACAACGTCGGGTCGCATGTGAATATGGTGTCCACTGTAAACTCCAACGTTTCCATAACCTGGAGTTCGATGTTTGGGTGTTATCGGGGCGTTTATCCCCTTCGGGGGTCAACGGGTGGACAATGGTATCAGGTCAATTCTCCTTATTATCTTACTCTGACCATGCTTCCGGATGGGTATATCCTGGATGATTACAACCACAACTTTGGAGCAGCTGACGCTGGACCCCAACTTATATCCGTGACCGTATCCATTCTTGAAACCGTCCAGGACTACGCATGGATCTCCGCACCCTTCATTTGGAGTCCTGCCTTCAACTTGTTTGAGTCTGTCACTCTCGCGCTATCTGATTTCACTCGTACCGGTAACCCCACGAACCTCGCTACGATAGCACTCACGTGGACGGGCGACAACTACCTGGACACGCTTGTGTTGGTAGCCGATAACCCACTGCCGGTCACTGTGCGAGCTGGAACGGGGCAGCGGGCCTATACAGTAACTGATGACTTCGGCAGCGAGGCTGGAGCGCAAGCATACGCAGATGGACTTTTGCCTGTCGTGTCTGTGGCCAGAGAACAGTATACCCGGGACGTGCCGCTGTCGACCGACCTTGGTGTAGGGGATACCATCAGTGGTGATGGCGTACCCATGACGGTCTATGCAATCGACTACCGGCAGAGCGGCAAGACGCTAGCAGCGGGAAGGGCCATGGATGTTCTCATGACAAGACTGGCAGAGCAAGCGAGACGCATCGGCGCTCTCGAAAGGAAGGCATGATGAGACTAGGAACCCATCCCTCTCCTGAGGCGCGAGCAAAGATGTCTGCGGCTTGGATTGGACGTGTTGTATCTCTTGAAACTAGAGCAAAGATGTCCGCATTGCATAAAGGACAGAAGGCTTGGAACAAGGGAATTTCACCGTCAGATGAGACTCGAGCAAAAATCTCTGCTGCGGGAATGGGGCGTATTCCATCCCCTGAAACAAGAGCAAAACAGGCTTTAGCAGAAAAGGGGAAGACGGTATCACCTGAGACGTGCGCAAGGTTGTCTGCTGCGCTTATTGGAAAACCAGCATGGAATAAGGGTGTTTCCCCGTCAGATGAAACTCGGGTGAAAATTGGTATAGGACATTGGAAGGGCGGACCAAGGGTATCTATGCGTAAACGTCGTTCCAAGCGCCGCCTACTTGGTTTTAATCCATTGAACTCTTGGTTTATGGATTGTGAGGCTCACCACATCAACCAGAATGATGTGATTCACATACCGAGGAAGTTGCATCGCAGTATCTACCACGACCAATACACCGGACGGGGCATGGCACAGATGAACGCACTAGCAGGACAGTACCTGATGGAAAACTGGACATAGGGGGCTTGCAATGTACATACGGGCGCATATGAACTCATACCTAGACAAGACAGTCGGGAAGTTAGACACCATTGCCGCAGAACTATTGAGGGTGTGGAAGGTGACCGGTACAGATGAGGCAATCGAGGCGTTCAGATCTGCGGTCGGCGGGGTCGTGATTCCCAATGAGGATATTGTCGGTGTGCTGGATGCGGCTGTCGTGGCGAAGCAGGTCAAAGAGAAGACGGTACAGGTGGCAGAGTTACAAGCAAGTTTGGACGTGGCAACGGTAGAACTGGAAGATATGCAGAAAATGGTGACAGCGCCCGTTACTGAGAAATTGGCTAAGGCAACGATCGACAAAGCATTACCCATAGGAGGGTATGATGAGTGACGTACAAGACGAAACATTTGCGGCGTGGACAGTGGACACCTTACGAGTGTTTCTATTGGCCAAAATAGCCGACCAGCGCGAAATGCTCCAAGAACGATATCAACAGCAAACGAAGGCCGTTGATGCCGCTTTTTCTTCTCAGCAAACCGCCATGCAAACGGCGAAGACTGAACAGACCACTGCCATGAATACCGCTCTGGATGCGCAAAAAGACGCTATCAATGCGGCCATGGCGGCAAGTGATAAGGCCACCGCCAAAGCTGAGACTGCGGCAGATAAACGGTTTGAAGAGAGCAACGGATACCGGCAACAGTTGCAGAATCAGGCTGCGACATTTGCAACCAAGGACGATATGGATGTTCGGATGAAGGCTTTCTCCGATAAACTCGATTATGAGGCACAACATCTTGAGGACATGGGGAGCGCACGAGACAGGAATATCAGTTCCCTCGAATTGCGTCTGACGAGTCGACTGGATTTGTCCAAAGGACAGGAGACAGGAACGGATGAGTCGCGCACCAACAAGCGACAGGACACGTCACTTATGGTCTCCCTTGGTAGTTTTTTGTTAGTCTTAGTCTCTGTTGCAATAGCCGTTATTACCGCGCTATCGAAGTAATAGGAGCGTGATGATATGACCCTTGATGAGAAGGCAAGAGATTTTAAGAAGTTGCACCCAACTCACAATGGCGGGCCGTGGGATGGGTGGTGCGCCGCACTCATGGCTCGCATGTGTATCGCTTACGGGGATGGCCCCATTCCCATTCCCGCTTCTGCGAAGATTGCGGCTGGTTTGGCAGGAAAGTTGAATCCCGATGCTTCCAAAGCTCCCATCGGCGCACTCCACTACTGGAAATACGGCGTCGACGGACATGTTGGTCTCGATACCAAGGGCGGCGGAACATCTGTGTTCATGGCAAGCTCCTATCTCAAAGAATCACTTGGCAACGGACTTGGATTCCAAAGCGTCACGGGATACACGCGCAATGGAGCATTCCCCTATCTCGGATGGTCGATGCTATATGCGAAGAACGGTAAGATAACTCAGGAGACAGTAGTGACAAAACCAACAGCGCCACCAGTCGTTGTAACGTCAACAAGAAGCATTGCGGAGCAGAAGCTTATTGAGCTGAAAATCATTGACCCAGGTCACGACTCCGATGGTGTCGTGTCGTGGAACACCCTGGAGTGGTCACTCTATCGTCTGCTACAAGCACTTGGAAAGGCATAGGAGGCAAACATGGTACCTATCGATTGGAACCCCGTTATCCTTGCAATCGTCGCTCTTATCAGCACGGTCATCGTCACGCTGGCTCCCGTGATGGTTACGGCATATATCAACGCACACACGGCAAAGCTCATACAGGTGAAAACATTGGCCGACAATAACCAAGACATCGCTAATGGAATTGTGGCGATTGTCCAGAATGCGTATAAGACCTTCACGAACAGCGAGAAGTTCCAAGCTGCCTTTGAGAAATTGGACGCGCGGCTTCACCTTCCGGCTGGCGAAACACAGCAGTTGATTGAGCAGGCCGTTTCAGTGATGACGCTCACGTGGGGTGACGCCTGGGAAAAGCTTGGTGAAACGACTCCGACCGAGATTCCTGTGGTTCCTCCTGCGGTATGACAGAATTGACAAACGGTGATCTTCTCCTGGACAACGGCATTGTCATTCCGGCAGCCAAGCGTACCAGGACTGAGGTTTACAGCCGCGTTGTTGGCTATCTGAGGCCTGTTTCCCAGTGGAACAAGGGGAAGAAGGCTGAATGGGCGGACAGGGTTCCTTTCGCGGTTTCTCCTGCTGTCTTGCACGGCTAGAAAGAGTATTATACTATTGGTGGTAGCTAGGATAGGTTCATGACCCTCCGAAGCCGGTCTTATCCCCGGTGCTACCGCTTTGTCAAATGGGATGAGAAAGGATAGGTGAAAGACAAATGGGATATGGACACTCTCAGTCAGAAGAAACCAGAGCAAAAATATCTGCCGCCAGAAAAGGAATTCCGATAACAGACAAACAGCGATTAGCGCGCATGGGTCATTACGTATCCCCAGAAGCTTGTGCAAAAATGTCTGTGGCGCAAATGGGCCATTTCGTATCTCCCGAAATGCGTATGAAAATTTCCGTGGCCGTGTGGAGGGGCGGGACACAAGTATGGACGCGCAAATCCAAGGCCAAACGTCGCATGTTGGGTTTTGTTCCCATGAATCAACCGTTTGATGGTTGCGAAGCACATCACATCAATCAGAGCGACATCATCTATATCCCGAGCGAATTGCACCGCAGTATTAGTCATAACCAGTGGACTGGTCGCGGGATGGAACAGATCAATGCTCTTGCTACGGCTTGGCTTACTAGCGAATTAACTCAATAAAGTTGACCCGGAAGATTCAGCGCGGCAACGCCTTCCGGGTCGTGTGAACTTCTGCCTCTGCCACTTGGCAGAGACGCTGGAGGTGCAATTTGAGTACACGCACCAGCACGTCAGGGCGTAGCTCCTGGCGCGTCTTATCTTGTACCATACTTTCTGCATTTTTCACGTGCAATCGTTCACATTTGAAAAAGGTTGGCGCGTGGTAATCATCACCGTGGAACGTGTACCGCGCAAGATGTTGGCGGTGTATGCAGATAAGGATGGCAATATCCCGCTCGGGGTAACACTGACCCCCAGTAAGGACGATCGATTCAAGAAAATAGAGATCCTGGTTCAAGAGAAACTACCCCAGTACAAAGCTCGCCTTGTGCTTGCGCATGAGTTGTTCCATGCGTACCAATATCTGGCGGGGTGCGCGATGGAGGAGCAGGCCAATAACGAGATCGATGTGGTCATGGTCAAGGCCCTCGTCGACAAGAAGAAGCGCAAGGGGAAGCGTTGAGACTCATCGAAGCAAGCGACAAGCGCAAGGCCGTATACCTTCTGCCGCTTGGCGACGTCCATGCCGGTTCGGGCCAGACAGATTACCAGAAATTCGAAGGGTATATCGATTGGGCAAAGCGCGAGAAGGCATACATTTTCCTCATGGGAGACATGTTCGACACAGTAGTCATGGGCGGCGTTTCCAGTCCATTTGACGCATCCATGAATCTCAGAGAGGCGAAAAAGTACATGAAAGACCGGCTCATGCCCGTAAAGCATCTTATCATCGGGGGTATCATAGGCAACCACGAAATGCGACTCATGCGCTATGCCAATGAAGATCTGATGGAAGACCTCTGTGATACGCTCGGGGTTCCCTACGCCAGGTTCTCTGCGGTTCTCCGATTGAACATCGGACGCAAAACGGGCGACGGCGGAAAGACCGATACAACGCGCGTCCACTATGTTGCCTATTGTCATCACACGACGGGCGGCGGCGGGACACCCGGGGGCAGATTGAACCGGGTCTATAAGCTCTCAGACATTTTCGAAGGGGCCGACGTGCTCATCGGTGCTCATAATCACATGCAGGCGGGTGTGCCAGTTGATAAGTACCGGCTCCATGTATCTGCATCGGGAAAGGCAACCCTCAGTGCAGATAAGCAGTTCCTCGTTGACTCGGGTTCTTTTGTCAAATGGAATGAGTCGTATGCAGAAGAGAAAATGCTTGCCCCTTCCCATTGCGGCTGTCCACGAATTCGACTGGATGGTGCGCGTAAGGACGTCCACGTCTCGGAATAGTATCGTGACGCAGTAGTCCACGGTTGCAACCTATGGGACATCCGTGGCAGGCCAGCGAGCCAGCACTAATAGTGCCTGCGTTCTCAGATGGCGACAGTCTGAGATTAAATGGTTACGGGCCAGCCAGGATTAAGGCAACAGCCCCCGCCAGGACTGACCTCTCGCGCTTATCTTCCAAAAACTAGGATCGGGCGCACCAAATCAGGCGGGATGAACGGCCCGAAATGCTGGGGTTCAAGTTCCCCGCTAAGCGTGATGTTTGAGTTGTAAGCAATTTCTTTACAACTGGTTCCCGCCGTTCACCATATTGCCTTAGCGGGCCAAGCTGAAGATGCCGCGCGATAGGGCGTTCGGCCAGTCGTACCCCCAGCCTGTTCGGTGACTGGGGGTCTTTTCATGTCCACTTGGCTCTAGGCAGTTTGTTCCAGTATTGCCCAGAAAGGTTAGTATTCATGGAGCAGAACGGCACTATCCGATGGAGTTATCCATTTGGCATAACACGTTTCGTGTTACACCGCATGATGTGTACGAACCTTTAAGCCGGTTAAGGTTGCGGGGTACTTGATTGGTACGTTGATAAGGCCACTATTATCGGATAACCCCGAAAACTAAAATAGCGGCACTCGCTATTATCGTTTGGGATAGATACGGATTTGAGTATACATCTCAGATGGCAAATTGTACCCTTCGTGCGTTTAATGCACATCTGTCCATCTATCTGCATATTTTGGACATATCCTTCTGCATATGGGCATGGCGGGTACACATCATTATTGTAACTTTCCTGCGTTCAGGGGTATTCCATATACGGCTATGCACGCTTTTGACAAGTTGATGCAAAAAATGCACCTACTCGAACTCACGAGGATTCCTCGTATGTTCCTTAGAAATATTTGAAGTATCCGGTTTTTCCAGACGGTTGGTCCTGATTTCTGTGGTCAAAGCTAGAAATAGCCCCGTTAAAGTGTTGTGGTCACATGTTGCAGGCCATTGTTGTGACGAAATGGTCAGGCGAACCGTCTGCGCTAAATATACATTTTTGTATATTTCAAGCATATGCGTTGCAGAAAATTGTCGCAAGTTGTCACAGTAACCCCACTCTACCCTGTACTGCCATTTTATAGGAGAATTGGCGGCAATAAACGTCCATTCATACAGCGAGATATGAAAACCCCGCAAAACGCACAGAAATGGCATTAGCCGCAATATGTATAAACAGTATTGACAACTTGCCACATTTATGGCACATTTGCCACAGTTCCGATTTTGTGTTATACTAAAAAGGACGTAGCGTACCCAACCCCACTTCGGCAAAAGTGGGGTTTCCTTATACCCACTCCCCACTGTGAAGATTATGCTATTTTCATTCACAATCATGCTGTTCACAAAATAGAAATCGGATTAAGATATTAGCAGCAAGGGGAACAAGGGTTCCCAACCGTAAGCGAAAGTAGCGCACTGATAACTCAAAAAGGCTCCCGATACCAGACACCATCACGATAGTTGGCTACTCGGTCCCAGAATGCGATCTAAAAATCTAACCAAAGGAGATAGATATGACGAATCGAATGGTTGTCTTAACCGGCTACCGCATGGAATCACTTAAACGGCACGACCGCAAGAAGTACGACCGCTTGAATGAAATGGTTTCAGATGGACTTAGAGACAGTCCCGAACCCGACATCGAGTGGAACTCTACGGTTGGCAGACTGGAACCCAAACCCGACCCTGAACCCGATCGTTGTGCTTGGGTATGCCCTAGTACCTGTCGTAATTGTCTCGTTGAAAACTGTGCCGATAGACTGGCGGGAGGGGTCAATGAATGAAGAACAGAAAGAAGCAATAGAAATCATTCTGTGCGCTGTTTCGCGTCAAGAGATATACCTCTCGACCGCCATGAAACAGATCGAAGCAATCTGGCCGAAAGCGGCGGGAGGTGAGTGATGCTAAGTAGTGGACAGGTGACAGCATTGGACGCCGTCAAGGTTTCGGTCGCTCGCAAGTTTTCTTATGACCGCTCAGACGGCAACGGGAATCGAGAAGCGGGACTGACATTGCGATGCAGAATTGGAGAGCCGGTTACCATCACTGGCCATTGCCAGACGGTTGACGAACTCGAATACGCCGTGGCTCGTCTCATTGCCACAGCAAGAAGGGAGGTGGGGCATGGCAAAGCAGTGTAACCCACTACGTGAGTGGAGGTGGAACAGAATGATGACGACCGCCAATGCTGCGCGAGAACTTGGATTGCTCCCTGAAACATATCGGACTCTTGAATATCTGCCAAGCAAACTGAGTATCACCACTGACACAATCTTGCACATCGCAAGCATAACACACATCCCGCTGGAAGTCCTCGTAGACTATCTCGAATCGAACCACGCCCCTGCTTGACATGAACCCGATTCCGAGTACAATATATACAGCAGCCTAGCGTGGCGTAATTAACCACGTGAAACTAGACTCCTTTCTAGGGGCTGCTGCCATCAAAACAAAGGAGACAAAGGAGTGTGAGACAATGAAGCTTGGACAGCACATGACAGACGAACAGCGAGCCAAAGAGTCTGCGTCAAAATTGGGGCATACCACATCAATTGAAACGCGGGCAAAGATATCTTCGACGCGCATGGGGATTAGACCATCACCTGAAACGCGGGCAAGGGTATCTGAAATCCTTATGGGCCACGTCGTTACCCCCGAGACGCGAACAAAGACGTCAGCATGGCAACAGGGGCGCAAACTTTCGCCTGAAACGTGTGCGAAGATAGCTATTGCGCATTGGAGGGGCGGTCAGAAAATGGCCGACGCCAGAACTCGCGCCAAGCGCCGCACGCTCGGTTTCAATCCTCTGAACTCTCCCCTTTCGGGATGTGAGGGTCATCACGTCAATCGGCTTGACGTCATCTATATGCCCACAAAACTACATCAAAGCATCCATCACAATCAGCATACTGGCAGAGGAATGGCGCAGATGAACGCCATTGCCTACAATTTTCTATTCAAACAAGAGGTGGAAGCCGCAATCGCGGCAAAGGAGACAACCAATGTTAGTGGCTAAGAACGAGGGTAGCGAACGCATCCTTATACCGGCCGGAACACACGTCGCGCGTTGCTATGGAATGATTGATCTGGGAACGCAATATTCAGAGAAGTTCGGGAACTGGAGTCACAAAATCCAGGTACAGTTTGAACTCTGTAACGAATTAATGGATGATGGCAGACCTTTGGCTATTAGCAAGAAATATACGCTCAGCCTTAACGACAAGGCTAGCCTGAGGAAAGACCTTGAAAGCTGGTTGGGAAGAGGCATCACCGAGAAAGAAGAGAAAGCGGGGTTCGCGCTTGGTTCTATGTTGGGCGCTCCGTGTTTGCTCTCCGTGATTCATGCTGAGAGTGGCGGCAAGACGTACGCGAACGTGGCGGGCGTGATGTCTGTACCAAAAGGAACAACCGTGCCCGAACAGAGCAATCCTATGATTTCCTATGATGTGGAAAATGGAAAGGATGTGGTGTGGGAAAAGCTGCCCGAATGGATCCGAACCATGATTGAGCAGAGCAAGGAGTTCAAGGACGGCGACGAACCGACACCCGAAGAAGCTGCCGACACCTCTATGCCGTTTCCCGACATTCCCGAAGAGTCGACCGAACCAGCCACACCACCTGAGACCTATATCTACGGTCCTAAGACCTATACCCGTGAGGAGTGGTTGGACAGTCTGCATCAAGCGTCTGCATTTGACCATCTGCCCGAACCTGCAGATATGGAT